TAAAAAATGTTTTTCTAACGGTTTCTGGTTCATTTTGTAATATATTTGCTAATTTTTGAACTGATGAACTCTTAAAGTTTTTTGGAAAGTATTTTTTATAGTTTTTATAATTTGCATTATCTGGTGTATATCTCATAAACATAAATGTATTTGCAATACCTCTAATTAAAAGTCTATCATCACTCACTTTTTTAAGTGCTGGATTGATTTTGAATAAATTATCTTTTATTTCTTTACCGATTTTTAGTAATTCTTTTCTGTTTGAACCGGTGATTGCTTCATTTACTTTTTTATATCCACCGACTTCTGGACTTTTGTGTCCAACTGCTGAACCACTTGAGAATGCGTGTGGTGTATCGTAATGACCTGTTCCGGTTCCGTCGATACCTGCTGTTGCGGTTGTAGAAACTTCTTCAAGTTCTTCGTCTTTTTCTAATTCTTTAATGACGACATTCTTGATATATTCTTTTAATTTAGCTATTTTGTCGTGTTTGGACATTTTTGATTTCCTTAATTAATTCATAGTATCTCATCAATGCAACCACGTGTTTATCTTTCACGACTTTTCCTTTTGTAGCGGTGTCTGTGTAGTCAATCGCTTCTGATAATTTAATTTTAGTAATTTTATCGTTCACTTTTGGAAGTAATGACTTCAGAGCTTTTTTGATTTTGATTACTTCTGAATCGATAAACTCTTTTAATGAATTTGTATTAGATACATTGTTGATATATTGTTTCAACAAGTTTTTTTGATTTTCATTTAGAGATTTATACTTTTTATTAAACTTATCTACTAATAATTGATAACTTAACAACCTTAAATCTTTGTCTTGGTTAGAATATTCACTTAAATTCTGAGTTTTTACTCTTGTTTGTTTAGATTGAGTAATATGTTCAGTTATAGTGATTGATGAATCAGTTTTTTGGACTGGCCCAAAGTCTTCTTTGCTGACTTCTGTTTGAAAAACACGATATACTGATGCCAATACTTTAAAGTTTGGTATTCTGGTATTGAAGAATTCTTTTATATCATAATTCTCTTTAATTGTTTTAATTAAATTGTATTTTTCATTTGCCAAACGACGATTTGACAATTTTCTTCGACTTTTGACTACCGCTTCTAATAATGAAGATGCGTGAGTCAAGTTTTTGTATTTTTTATTCAATAAGATTGAATATAATTCGTATTCTTTACCTAATTCAGTATTTTTGTTAAAGAATTCTTTAAATAATTTAACTGATTTAGCTTCTTTCTTGTCATTTATCACATCTACTGTGATTTGACGAGATAAAAGTTCATAAAGAATACCTGTATTCTTTATCTTATTATGTTTTACATAAGACATTTGAGCTCCAAAGTATTTTTGTGTATTTTATCAATAATAAATATAAAACTTTCAAGAAATCGGTATTTATTCTTTACCTTTTTCCTCTTTATATTCATTATATTCTTTTTCTAATTCATCTACTTGGGTAGTTTCTTGTATTATGTCTTTTGACTTTTTACCCATAGTTTTTTTCAAGGCGTCGTAGTGTGCTAATGCTAATGGTCTACGATTTTTGGTTTGTTTTCCTAATGGGTCGCGACCTCTTGCTCCACTATCTTTGAATGGTTTGTTCATTTCTTGTGGACGACCACCTTGTTGGTCTTCTGGTCTATCATCTTCTCCATCATCAAAAGGGTCAAATATAGAACCTGCTACGGTATCCGGTGGTGTTTGAGCATCGTCTTGTCCGATACCCACGGCTGCCATATCACTTGGTGTTCCGATTGACTCTCCTGAAGCCATTGGGTCATTACCTTCCATTTCGATTTGTGAGTGTCTGAATTTTTCTTTCTGGTCATTGATAATCTGTTGTTGAATATCAACTTTTTCATCATCTGAGAAATTAAATATATTATCATAAATCCATTGATAAGGTAAAATTTTATCACTAATCATATCACGAGCTAATGAAACTTTTTGTCCCCATAATTCAATCTTTTCTTGTTCATACATTGTTGAAGGACTTGCTAGTTCTAATTCAAAGTTTACCAAGTCTTCGTCGGTGTATCCTTGTGAATACAAGTGAACAACTGCAATTTTTGTTAGTTCTGATACGATAATTCTTTGTATTCTTTCAATGGTTCTTGCGAATCTTACATCTTCTGCTGCTAAGGTTGCTTTACCACCGACATTTTCATCAAATCCTAAGAATGCTTTCGGTACTCTTAGTGATGCTAATAATTTATTTTTTAGATATTCGACATCTTCGGTTGAATCATAATCAATACCACCTAACTCGTTGATTTCTGTTCCCGAGTCTCCACCTCGAACCGGCATAAAGAAGTCTTCTGTTAGATTTTGTATATTGTATTTTAAATTATACTCACCGGTTTGTTCATCAAGAAATGGTGTTTTCTTCATTTTATTGATGATTCGTTGCATATAATTATCAACTTCATTTGGTGGAATGTTTCCAATATCAATCTTGAATACTCGTTTGGAAGGTGCTCTCATAATTCTGTGAATCAACATAGCGTCTTCCATAAGTGTTAATTGTTTCCAAATCTTTCTTGTAGATTCAATCATAGATTTTCCGTAAGGTAAGAAATTACTATCGTTTGCTAATCTAAAATGTGCGATTTGGAAATTTTCAAATTCTATTTTTCCTTGACCACTTGACTTTTGACCAAAATAAGGATGTGCACCTTCAATACTTTCTAAATAGAACTTAGTGTAGTAAGGATTTTCTGGGTCTTCTCCTTCTGCTCTTACGACTTCATAAGGTGAAAGTGGAACTACATTTGTAATTCCGTATTTTTCATTAATGTCTAAGTGTAAAAAGAAATCTCCATACTTAACCATATTACGAACCCAAGGCCATAGGTTGAACTCAATGTTCATAATGTCATAAAATAAATTATGTAAAATTTCTTTGATGTTTTCATTATCAGATTTAATTTCAACAACTTGTCCATATTGACCTTTCATCGTGGACTCATCTGAATAAATGTCCAATGCTGATGAAATGATTGGGTCAGAATCCATTGATTCATAATCCTTGAACAATGCTAACCTTGCCGCCATAACTTGATGAACGGTAGAATAACCTGTTCCGACTAAATCCAAATTGTTATGTAGTTTTGAATACCTATCAACTAAATGTGATTTAACCTGTTTCTGAACTTGGTCTGTATCGGCGATTTTTAATTTTTTACCACCGACATTACGAACAATTACATTTGTACTGAATAATCGTTGTAGTCTACCAAATAATGTTGTATCTGCCATTTTTTACCTCACTTTATAAAAGCCAATCTAATGACTCTTTTTCTTTTCCTGTGTCCCACTCCCAAGAATCATTTTTTCTTGAATCGTCTTGAGTGTATAAACCCTCATTATCCATCATTTTGGATAGAGTTTTCTTTGTTAATTCCACACCTTGTGTTCGTAGTCTTAAAGCAGTATCACGAACCCAAAGTCCAATTGCAAACGACATAACTAAATCATCATTGTATCCGTTCATCGCTTGTGCTCTGTTATTTATATAGACAAAAGTCAATAGTTCATCAATCAAACGATTAGAACGAACTATCACACTTTCTTCTCTAAAAAATTCTTCTAACTTACTAATAATTAGTGGTCTGGTCTTAGAAGTTGTTGAAAAACCAGCAACCATTTTCTTTTCTTCACTATAATGTTTATTAGTGACTTGATGTTGAACATCAACATATTGTAAGTCTTTACTTGTATAGAATAAATTAGGATAATTCCTATCTATAATTTGTTGGATTGTTGCCCAACCAATATTGTTGTTTTCTACAATTAGTAAAGCATCATTATATTCTGTTGCTACACTAACCAACATATTACCAAAATCTTTTGTATTGATACGACCCTTGTATTCTGCTACTTGAGTTAAACTTTCTAACTCAATCACGTGAAATGCCGAATAGTCCGCTGAATCTCCTCTACCAACATCGGCACATACAATATAGTCTTTATTGTAGTTTGGTTGTTCCCAAACCCACATATTACTATCAATACCTCTTTTTTCTACGGGGTCAATACATAAACTTTTTCTCATTTTCTCCAAAATGATTGGGTCAATTACCCCAGTACCAGAAGTCAAGAAGTCACAATCACATTCTTGTGCTGCATTGGAAGGTCCAAGTAAAGTATCTTGTTCATCTCTCCACTCTTGTCCTCTATCTGGATGAACCGTCCAATGTAATTTAATCGGATTAAACATACCGGTTGCATCTTCTGCTTCTACCCAAGTTCTGTGAAACCAATTACCTACACCATTTGGTGTTGACAAAGCAATACAACTACCACCAGTTGTCAAGGTTTGTTGTGACGCAGTCCATATTTCGTCAATCTTGTCAATAAAAGCTGCCTCGTCCAATATCAATAATGATAGAGCTTCAGAACGAGCTGCCTCTGGTCCTGATGACACCGCCTTAATCTGAGAACCATTACGATATCTCAAATTTAATTTGTTGTCTTCCACACAAGGTTGTTTTAACCAACTTGGTAGATTTGCGTGCATCACACGAACTTTCGTAACCAAGTTTTTTGCTACTTCTTGTTTTGTTGCAATTACCAAAACATTTTTATCTTGGTGAAAAGTCATCATCCATAAAGCATAACCAGCTGTTAAAGTTGAAATTCCTAATTGACGAGCTTTCAAAATAATATTGAATCGATTATCCTTAAATTCACGAACCGATTTTTCTTGGAACTCATACAATTCAAAAGGTATTTTACCTCGTATTGGGTGTTGTATCATACAATACTTTTTCATAAAGTACACTGGGTCAGTAGCACATTGAATGTATTGTTGTTTGATTACTTCTTTAATTTGTTCTGCCATTATTCTACTATTTGACCTGCCAATCTAACCGATGTAGCAGTTAACAAAACTCCATATGTAAAGTATAACCATTTGTTTTCATACCATTTAGGTTGAACGAGTTTTACTTTTTGTTCAAGAAGTTTATTGGTGTCTTTCAGTAGATTTAATTGGGTAGTTTTATTCGATATCAACATAGAATCTATATATGAATTTTCTTCATAAAGTTTGATTTGTTCCTCTAAATCCATTACCAACGAAACATTTAAACTATCTTTTAATTCAAGTTCTTTAATCGTGTTGGTGAATCCTAATACTTCTTCTTCTGTAAAAGTATAAGTTTTAGGTTCTTCAATGATTATAGGGTCATCTCCGACTATGTCTTGTGAGAATAAAGCTCCCATTAATAATATGTAAATAAAATATCTCATATATATAAATATATAGTTTATTTACTAAACTTCTTTAAAAATTTCACTGCTTCATCAGCATCGTCTGTTTTTACTGCTTCTGATGCTTTTTCTAATTGTTTTTTAGTAGTAGTGACTTTTCTTTTTAATTTAGCTACTTCTTTTTTATTTACTTTTTTCTTAGACTCAAGAACTTCTACTTCCTTTTCAAGTTCTTTCACTTCTTGGTCTTTCACTTTAATAGCTTTGTCCAATTCTTTAACTTCTTGTTTTTTATTTCCACCAAAGAATAGGTTTAATATCGCTTGTATGATATTCATTATTTCGCTCCTTGTAGTTGTTTTTCTGCGTCTTCCACGAGTTGTCTTTTTTCTCGTATGAAATCTCTTGCTTCTGAAATGGTTTTTTCAAATTGTTCTTCACCCATTTCCCATTTTTCTTTTTCAAGTTCTGGGGTGTTGACACCAACTTGATTAAAAAATTCTCTTTTTCCACCCGTTTTTTCAAAGTCATCAATACTTTGTTCTAAATCTTTTAAGTATGCTTTTTGGTTCTCCAACATTTTTGTTTTTGCATAATTTTCAAATTTACCTTCAAGTCTAAGTTTATTCTCTATATCGACTTGACAATCAAAACAATGTCCTTGTGTTCTCCAAAACTTATCATCAAGTTTTTTCTTCATTGCTTTTTGACACTTAGGACAAAACCAAGGCATTCTTACCGATGCCATTACATCTGTTAATTCTGATTTTCTGGTTTCACCACCAAGGTTTTCTTTCTTACCTTCATATCCTACTTGCGTATAATTTTTTTCGTGTTTTTTACCAGACATTAAGTCTGATAATGCTTTATTCTGTCTTTCAGATTCCTTTGAATAACCTGCCATTTTTTTCTCCTAAAATCTTAAACTACCTAATATCTGATTGATTGGTGCAAATGCTCCTGTAAATTTGTATATGTTACCTTTGTATTTAAACACAAGTCCTTCACTTGGAACTATTGCACTTGCTCCACCGATAGCTTCTAATTTTTCTATTTGTAATTTTAATTTATTTAATTTTTCTACATTATCGGGTTTTTGTAAATCTTTTAATGCTTTGTCCACATCTTGTTTGATTTTCTGAACTGCTTTGTCTGGTGATACTGCTAAGAAACCTGACATATTCTTTAGTATTTCTGCACCGACTTGAAAGAATAATATCTCAAATGGTTTAATGTTGTCTTTAAACATTTTGTTGTGGTCAAGTTTGTCAGTCTTTAGAATCCAATCAATAAATTTAGGATTGTCTTTAAAATCCTTTTTGATGTCTCCTACTTTATATGACTTATCAAAGAATGCCCAACGATTTGTTAAATTTACCAATTGGTTATCTTCTAATTTCACATTAAATTGTTTTGATGCATTAAAAATATATTCTTTCCAAAAAGATTGATGATACATACCTAAGGTATCAGTATCTTTTAATCCATATTGACTTTGTAATTTATTTAATCTACTTAAAAATCCAGCTTTCTTTTTACTGAAGTCCTGAACCTTGCTCATTTTTAAAAAGTTAGGTTTTGAAATCTTAAATGTTTTTTGTATAT